GTCTTTTTTTCTTTTCAAGTTTTGTGATTTTCATAGTTCTATTATAACTCAAAATGTGAGAAAAAGCTGAAACCCCTTGATATAGCCGTTTTTTGTCCCTTAATGATGAATTTTAAGGACTTTTTAGGAACTTTGTAGATTCTCAATGGCTTTTTCATAAAAGGAAGTCGCCTTTTTCTTATTGTCTTTGGATAGATGACTATAGATATCCATAGTCATTGAAATTTTAGAATGGCCGAGCCGTGTTTGGATTTCTTTGTAAGGAAGTCCTGCATTGAGCAATAGACTAGCGTGGGTGTGTCGAAAAGCATGGAAACTCAAACGTGGACATCCAGCCAGTTTTAAATGCTTTTCTAGTCTGAATCTGAGCGCCCCAGCTTCTCTATAATTGTCAAAGGTATCAGAGAACACTTTTTCAAAAATTACCCCTATTTCCCTACCTATTTGGGATTGTCTTGCTTTATAGAGCCGAAGCATGAGTACCGTTTTGGTATCAAGTGCTATTTCTCTAATGCTACTTTTACTTTTAGGGCTAGTGATTTCCTTAAGGGTGTTTAAAGTCTTGGTAACTGAAATGCTACCGTTTTGTAGGTCAATATCAGACCATTTCAAGGCTAGACACTCACGAATACGCAAACCAGTCGCTAGAAGTGTCTTATATAACACCGTATCAGAGAAATTTTTGTAAGTGTTTGGCAACTGATCCAGATAATCTAAGAATTTTTTCAAATTGTCGTCATCCAGATATTTCAGTTTTTTCCCTTCTTTGGGTTTGCGCCGTGGGACGATGATATCCCTAGCTGGGTTTGAAGCAATGACTTGCAAGGAAACGGCATAGGATAATATGCGTTTATTTAAGGCATGAAGCTGGTTATATTGCTGATAACCTTTTCCTAGTTGATTGTAATCTATTGCCCACTGGTTTACCTGGTGCTGAATGATTGGGGGCGTTAGTTTATCCAGTTTGTAGTCTCCAAAGGCTGGTAGGAGATACTTTTTTATATTGTTTTTTGCGCCTATAAGGGTGCTATGTTTGACTGTATGGCAATAATTTTCTAGCCAGAGGTTCGTCAATTCCTGATAGGTGCTAACATTAACGGTTTTTGTGACTGTTGAGCCGTTTTTTTCAAACTCTACTTTGGCTTGGATAGCCTTGCTTTTGAGTCTGTTCTTAGTTCTGTCTGAAATAGTTGTCTTGACTTTCTTACCTGTTACGGTATCGATACCAAGATAAACACTGGAACGGTAAACTACTGATCCATCTTTCTTTTTGTACTCTGTAATCTTCATGGTTTTACTCCTTTTCCATCAGCAGGCAAGCAATTAGAAAAGGTTTTGAGTTTATACCATGCGAGTAGCTACGAGAATGCCCCTATTTTCGATTTTAAGCAGTCAGATGGTAAATTGTACCAGAATAGAAAACAAGGCGGATATGAGGCTGATATGAGGGTTTTAAAAAGCCCATATATTGCAAGTAGTTCTATCTTAATGTGTCAGTGGTATTATACCAATTATTCGGAAATCCAAGTGTGTCCAATACAATGCCGGCTTCAATGGAGTGCGCTTTTTTATTTAGAGCTTTGGTTCTTTTAATAATAGTGTTATGTAATTGAGCGTATTGTGTGGAAGCAAGTAGGCATTGCAAGGCAAGAAAAACATAATATACAGATTGTCTTGATGTATTGGCATTGTTATTGTAATAGTGGAAATAAGCTAGTTGTGGAAGATTCTCACGACATTTATAATTGAAAAGCTTATTATTATGAGCAGTGATATTTCTAATTTCTAGTATATTTTTAATAATACTTTCTAAAGCCTTTCCACTTAAAAGGTCTTTACTAGGTCTATTTTGGATGTATTCAATATTTTCTTGTAAGAATGGTGATAAATCTCTAGCTATTTGATTTTTTATATCAGTGTTTAGATTTCTATAAAAGTTAAATGCTTGCCCTAATGTAAGTTCATTGATGATAACCCAGAAAGGAACAACGCCATGTTGTTTATAGTGGTGTTTTATAGAATTGTTTTGCTTATCCCTATTATAATCATTGAGTATTCTAGCTAATATACTGATTAAATTAGTAATTTGTGCTAGCCTTTTTGTATCTTTTTGTGTTTCAAAATTATTAATATCTAGATAAGCGTATGGTGTTGGATATGCTTCTGAAAAACGATATGCCAGTACGGATTTAAAGTGTTTTTCTGCATCTATAATTGCTTTTAAAAAAGCTGATTTAATTTCTTTATCGTAAAAGTGTGTTGCAGCTATTTCTCTAAAGTCTGCACCAGTTATAAATTTATCTTTTGATGTTTGAAAAAATTTACTATATCCGTTGACGACGTTGTAATAGTTGTTAGTTAGAAGGTATCTTTTACATTCTACTATGTTATCTATTTCTAAACCTCTAGACTGGAGAAGTTTTATTTGTTCATCTAATGTTTGAAATGGTTTCATATGTGTTCCTTGTATACAAAAACACCACCTAGTAGAACTAGGCGGTGTTTCGCGTACTCTGTTCCCTTGGGAGCAGAAACTCTTCTCATTGCCTAATAATACTGTAATTTTTAGTTTTTGTCAATCTTTTTGGTTTGTTTTTTAAAAATTTTTGAGTATCGAAAAATCTCAACGCTGGGAAAGTTCGCCTTTTTTCGTCCTAAAACTGTCCCTTCCGTATTGTTTCGTAGTCCAGTGATTCTTTGAAGAGTTCAGCTAGTCCAGTTACGTCTTGGTTTGCGAGGAGTTCCATATAATGCGCCCTTGAGTCTTTTGAGACGATGATAGGAGCGTTTAGATACTTCATAGCTAGGTACATGAGTAAAAGGCGCCCTGTACGGCCGTTGCCGTCGCTAAATGGGTGAATCCTTTCAATCTGGATATGGGTATCTGCTAAAATCTCTAAGATTTCTTTTTCATTCTGAGCATGATCTAAGCGATAAGCGGTATTATCAGCCCACTGGGTCATCAGGTAGGGCGTTTCTGCTGGGCTAGCCGTTTGAAATTCCGCCCCGATAATAGCATTTTGAACTTGTTTAAATTGTCCGCGATCATGTTGCAGTCTATCCACTAATAAGGCGTGAAAATCTTGAACCAGCCCCACAGTAAGGGCTTGATGATTTGCCAATGAGTCCAAGAGATAAGAAAAGGCCTGTTTATGGTTTTCAATCTCATAAAACTCACGAATACTTTTGCCGTTGCGTGGCAAGGTGCTTTCTAAGATAATGCTGACGGTTTCGGGTAGGGAAATGGTGTTCCCTTCGATACCGCTAGAATGGTAGGCCATGCGTACCAGTATATCGTCCAGGTAGTCTTGAGCGTAGTCCATGATTCTCCTTTCTATTTGTCAAATTTGTCGTTTTTTGCGCTTTAGTCTGTAAAATTGGCTTTCTATTCTTCAATTTCCTCTATTTTTGCACAATAGACCTTAGAAATAGTGGTTCTATTGGCGAATATGGGGGAGTTTTTAATTTATGATGATTTCGCCAACAGGGATAAAATCTTTTTGTTTTGAAGATTTTGCGATTAAGTCGTATTGATCAGCAGATTTTTCATACCCAAGGGAAAGAGTAGTATTGTCGTCTGGTAATTTTTTAGCAAACTCAGATATAGACATCCGAAATACGGTAATTGCATTTTGCTGATTAGTTGTAGCAGAATTTGAATTGATTGCGTCCATAGTCTCTTTTGCACTATCTTTAGTCGTTCCAGCTAGCAAAATCATGATTGTATCATGCGGTTCGGATGAATCTGAATCGAGTACGTTATTTTGAATTTTAACGCTTATTGCGCCAGTTGATTCAGGATCTAATTTTGATTTGATTTCAGAAATTAGATCATCGTATTTACTGTTATCTACTTTGGCTTTTGTGTTTGTTGAAGTAGTATTTTTTTGCTCCGTTTTTGGTTGCTCCGAGCTATCTTTGGTAGTTGATTGATTGTTAGAGCAAGCTACTAGAACGGTAGCAGAAAGTAAAATAGCTGATGTGCTTAGTAATTTTTTCATAAGTAGCCTCCTATATGCTGATGTTTTCTAATAAAAGATGGGGAATTTTTATAGAATTTTCTCAAAAACCATTGTAGCCTGGATACGGTCGCCACCGCCTAATCCTTTGCTTCCACCATTGGCGGTTGTGATGGTATGCAGGCGATAACCTTTTGAAGCTTGTTTATTGATAACATCTTCTAATTCTGTAAGGTTTCCTGATCCAGTGCCGAAAAACTTTTCTTTCAAAGTTACCTGAAGGACAACGTAGTGTAGTCCATTTACTCCAGATGCAGTAGAAAAACTACCTTCTTGTTTTACAGTGTCAAAAAATCCCATGGGGTTTACTCCTTTTTAGTTTTTTTATCAGATAATTTTATGTAAATTCCAAATTATTTTTTATCAGGATGCTCTTCTATGACACCTATTCCTTTATTTTTTTCGTATAGACTATTTACTAGTTGCATAATGATTTTTTTATTAGATGTTGGAAGGGTTAGAAAAGAACCGAAAAAATCTTTAAAAACTATTGGCAGTTGTCCAAGAGCTATATAGATTCTTGAAATATTATCAGAAAGAGTACCATATATTTCCTCATCATAATCTTCAGCTTGAGTTTTTTTCCACTCTTCAAGAATAAGATTCTTAATATCTTGTTCGATTATAGGGAGCTTATCAGTTTCTACTAAAAGAGATAAATCCCACTTCCCGTTTTTTCGATTAGTTTCATCGTATTCTGAAATTATATTTTTTAAATCTGGGTTAGTGCGTAATAATCTTGCCATATTTTGATAGCTACCTAATGCTTCATTTTGGATAGTTTTATCATATCCCAGCAGATAACCAATGTTAACTTTAAAATACTCCGCTAGTTTTTGTATATATTCATATTTAATTTTTAATTCTGGTTCTTTTTCCCAACGTGATATAGTCATTTCTGACACACCAAGAAGTTCAGCAAGTGTTTTCTGGGTATCCCCTTTGTTTTTTCGTAACTCTTGTAATCTGTTCATTATATATTACCTCAGGATAATTATAACATAAAAAAATAATTTTTTAACAAAAATGTTAGAAATCATTGACAACTAACATTTTATTTAGTAAAATACAAGAGAACTAACAAAAATGTTAGAAAGAAAGGAGGAACTTACATTGCTTATTACCTCAACACAAGCAAAAGCGATTCGCCGAAAGCAAGCTGATAAGAAATTGACTGCTAAGCAAGCAGGCGAAGAAATCGGAGTTACACAAGTTACCTATCGAAAAATTCGAGACGGTGGCGAAGTCAAGCCGAGCATTTACCAAAAAGCCATGGAATGGCTTGCTGAAGATTATTAGAAAGGAGCGAACCAATGGAACTGGTTTACATGGACGGCAAGAAAGAGCCGTACACTACGAGCGAGATTATCGCTGAATGTGCTGAAGTACAGCACCATACTATTACACGCTTAGTCAGAGACAATAAAGCTGATTTTGAAGCGTTGGGAATACTTGGATTTAAAATCCATAAATTAGATAAGAGAGGGCAACCGAAAAAAATCTATCTTCTGAATGAGCAACAGGCTACCTTGCTGATTACTTATCTAAAGAATACTGAACCTGTACGGCAATTCAAAATGAACCTAGTCAAAGCATTCTTTGAAATGCGTGATGAACTTTCTAAACGCTATCTTCAAAGAGAACTGGAAAAGCCAAAGCGCAAGACCTTAACCGAAGCTATCCAAGCATGGGAGAAAGCGCCTAAGCATGCCTATAGTATCCTTACAAACTTACTACTAAAGGGAGTGACAGGGAAGAATAAAGCGCAACTCATGAAGGAGCGAGAAAGTAAGAACGGCATTGAGGGCTTGACAAGTGCAGAACTGACAAACTACCAACGTTTGGAAGATATGGCAATAGCTATGATTAATTTGAATAGGGGGTATTCAGAAATTAAGGAATTAATTTTTAAAGTATAGGAGTATAGAAAATGGAAAATGATTTTAAGACAGTTACAAATGCCAAGGGGATAGAAATTCCTAAGTATCCCAAGGATTTTAAAAAGCTAGTTGAGAAAGACAGACAACTAGCCGAATATCTTTGTATGAACTACGAGAACTTGGACAGTGAAGACCTAGGCGCATTTCTTGAAACGGTGGAGCAGGGAATCAGTTGGATTCTGGATCTTATCGAAAGTAAAGACTTGCTTTATAAACCAAAGTCAGGTAGTAATCATGCAAAAAGAAAATAAAAAAATCACTTGCTCAAATTTTGACCAAGGAGAGCAAGCGACAGGATAAAAGGTATACGTTTTTTAACGTACCTTGATTATAGCATGAAAATGCTACTGAAGCAATAACTAATAGCAGGCAAGCAATTAGAAAAGGTTTTGAAATCAAGCGCTGACAGGGTGATTCTAAGGCCTTGTTTAGCTGAAAGATGGGTAATTACTCACGAAACACCACTACAAGCGTTCGCCAACTTGGGGCAATCGCCCAGCGTTTGGAGTGGTGATAATTAAGTATAGGAAAAGGCATGAAAAAAGGAAAATAGACTATGACAGACACAACATACGATATTATCGCTAAAAGCTTGGATAGAATTAGTATGGAATTACACCAAGCAGACGAAAACAATGATTTTTTGAGAATAGGGCTCTTATCAGGACAATTAAAAGCTATCAAAGAAAACTTACATCGTTTACTTTGGATTGAACTTCCTGAATTGAATGAAAGTCATAAAATCGAAGTCATTTCTAAAAGCACTACTGGAATGTTTTTCCACCCTGGTATTTTTGAAATAGATGCTATGCGACAAGCTTTCTTTAAACGGCAAGCTAAGCACTTTTTTGACAACAAAGCAGAGCAACAGGCGTATATAGAACATGCTGAAAAGGAGTATTTAGAGGCTACTATAACCTTAAAAGAAATTCTTTTTAACTCTAAAAATGGAACTCAAAAAGTAAATAAAGGTTGTCTTATAGAGAAGTTTGAGGAGGCAATGCAATGACTCTAGACCTAGATAACATGACACGATCAGAATTTGATAAGCTAATGACTAAAATCAAGGATAGAAATCCGAACCTCTTTCAGTTCATCATTGACTTTTTAGATGATAAAGTAACTCCAGAAGAGGTGTACGACTTTCTGAAGATGGAGCACAGCTATCAAGTGAATTATATCAAGAATTACCAAGCGAGGGCATAGCATGAATGAACTAGATTTAAGCAATACACAGGCGCTTATTTTTACCGTGATTTTGATTGGCTTTCTAATTTATCTAAACCATCTAGACCGCAAAAAGAGCGCCCAACTGGAGCGAGAAAACAGGAAACTGGGAGAAAGACCCCGTGAGAGTTTAAGCCCTGACTATGGGCGATATATCCAACTTGCAAGCATTAAGCCGTGGAGGTGATGATATGTTTGAAAGAATGATTGAAGAAATTCAAATAAAAATATTAGAAGCCTTAGAACGTTACCTGAAAAGTCATGAGAAAATACCTCCCCGAATCATTGGGCTGATTTCCGCAAAACGAGTACAAGAAGAGTTAGATATAAAATACCTGACCTTGCAAAAATGGGAAAGAATGGGCTTGAAGCGTTATCAGCCCCCGGGAGACGATAGCAGAAAAGTTTATTATAAAGTGGACGACATTTATAAGTTTATGGGGGTATATGATGGCAAAAACTAAAGTATATTTTTGGTTAAAAGTTGATAAGAAGTTTTTTGATAATCTTTTTATTAAACGACTGAAAAATATGCCTGGTGGCTACACTATGACAGTGATTTATATCCGTCTTATGTTGGAAAGTTTAGAAGATGATTGTATTTTGTACTATGAAGGCTATTTTGATAGTTTGGTACAGGAATTAGCTTTAAAACTAGATGTTTCTAAAGATGATATCAATATGACGGTTGCATATTTTACAAAATGCGGACTGATTCAGATAGACGATGATGGACACGCTACATTATCGCAAGCAAAAGCTATGGTAGAAAGTGAAACAAACTGGGCAAAGTATAAACGTGAACAGCGTAAACAAGCCCAAAATATGGTAAGGTTGGAGAGTGTCCAAGATAGTGGGACAGTTTCCAACTCATGTCCAACAGAGATAGAGAAAGAGAATAGAGTTAACAGTAAGAGTAATAATTTATATTTAGATAATATATTGTCGGGAAATCCCGACTTCACTTTTCCTACTTGGCTTCAAGAAACAGCTATAAAAGATTTAGAGAAAACAAAACATAAAGAACTTTGGATTCCTATTGCTTATCTGAATCAAGTAGCTAATAAGCGGTATAAGTTTGTTGATAAGACAAAAAGGCTTTTACTAGCACGATTCAAAGAAGGCTATACACTTGAAGATTTTAAGCAGGTGATAGATATTAAAACGGCAGAATGGAAGGATAGTCCTGAATTTTCTAAATACCTTAGACCAGAAACACTTTTCGGATCTAAGTTTGACGGTTATTTGAATCAAAAGCCTAAAACCATAAAAGGGAAGTCTGAGGATAACTTCCCAGACCTACCATTTTAGGAGTTGCAAAGATGAAGGAACAATTTAAAGAGTTCAATAACAAAAAAATATCGGATAAAGTTTGTGATATTCACCAGGTAAATTACTGGGAAATTTCTATACCTGTAGTAGGGAGTTCAGAAAGAAAAATACAACCATTTTGTCCAGAGTGTGTGAAGGGGGAGATTAAACAAAAAGAGAAAGACCTATTACAGCAGTTTGATGATAGACAAACGTATTTTAAAACTTATGATGTATTAATGCGTGATAGTACAATTCCTAAAGAGTTAAAGGGAGCGACATTTGATAATTTCTTTGTTAAGACGACAGAGGAGCGTCAGATGTTAGAGTTTGTAAAGGGGCAAGCACAGAAGTACCTTGCAGGTATGACAGGAAATACTTTAATCAGCGGTAGCACAGGAATAGGAAAAAGTCATTTATCGCTTGCCCTGGCCAAAGAAATCAATGAGAGTTTCAGAGAGAAGAACGATCCTAAGAGTGTCTTATTTGTCAGCTTAACCGAGATTATCAAGCAGATAAAAGAAGGCTGGGCTTATGGAAGAAATGCAAACTTAACAGAGTATGAGGCAGTTAAAAAGCTAGTTGATGCTGATTTTCTAATCATTGATGATCTTGGGGCAAAAAATGGGACAATCACTCCTAAGAGCGACTGGGAACAGGATTTCTTGTTTGATATTATCAATAATCGAGAAACTACGATTTTCAACACGAATCTAGATAGCAGTGAACTGCGAACGGTTTACAATGCTAGAAACTCAAGTAGAATTTTGAAAGGTTTAGAGGGGAACACTTTTAAGGCTTTCACAATCAAAGATAAGCGATATACGATTAACACAGTGAGAGGAAAGAAAGGTTAATAGATATGGATGAAATGAAATTTTCAACAGAAAAAGGCTTTATTGTCTACGAAAAATGTGGTATAATAGAGATAGAAAAAGTTCCAAGATTTGGAGAGATAACTTTAGTCTACTCAGATGGGAAATTTACTCATCTAGTCAAAAAAGAAACTAAAAAATAAGTCTATTGAGAACAACTCAGGGGCATACCGTAAGCATATAATGCTAGTGGTATGTCCCTTTTTGTTTGAATAGAAAGGGGGTGAGTATTATGGCAAGAGATACTTCTTTAGGGTATATAGTAGCCAATAAGTTTTCTATGGATCCAGATAAAAGACAGAAAATATTTTCTCAGTGTAAAAAAGAAGATAATAGCTTAGAACAACGGAAACAAGAAATACTAGAAAAATATGCTGACAAAAATAAAGAATCAACAGCTAGAAAAAATGATTTTAAAAGCTCGTAGAGTTCTAAAAGAAAAGCTAAGAGCTAAGAACTTTAGAAAAAATTATAAACAACGAGGAGCAATAAAGAGATAAAGGAGTATAAAATGGCTAAAAAATTTAGTTTGGTAGAAAAGTATGTAAGAAGTAGAGGAATGAGTATTGATGATGAAAAATCAAAAACAGGTTTAATATTATCACAAGATATAACAAGTATCTATGACGTTCCTGAAGAAGGAAAAGAATTAGTGGATCTTGTTAATGTGATTGAGCACACGGGTACTGGTGGAACATATGAAACTGTAGGTTTTGACGATGAACATCTATCAGAACTTGAATCAGAAGAGTTTAGAGATAGTAAAAGTGTAGAACTTAGAAAAAAACAGATTAGAACCAAGTTTGAACACAAGACATTTTCAGGCCGTATTGCCTTATCGTCTGAACAAGTTGATGATGGAGAATATAATATATCAGACTTCTTAAGTAACAAAATTACCCGTCTTTGTCGTAAAACACGTAATATTGAAATTGGAAAAATTCTAAAAGAAGCACCTGAAAAAAATGTTTCTAATTTTGACGAATTGAAAGACACCATAAACGATTTGAATCCTGAACGTCATAATACTCTTGTATTAAGTCAGTCACTATTTAAGTTTTTAGATAAAGAGAAATCTAGCGATGGAAATTATATTTTAAAAATTAACAAGAAGGAACGATACTCAGAAAACTTATACGTTGATGATATTATTGTTGTATCTGATGAAGTACTAGGAGTAAAAGGCGATAAAGTTGCTTTCGTTGGGGATTTGTACAATTTCGCTACTTTATTTGAAAGAAATAAAAATAGCTTACGTTGGGTAAGTGAATCCGTTATTTATGGAATGAGTTTAATGCTTTATACTCGTTTCGTTGTGAAGAAAATAGAAACGGATTGCGCTTTCTTTATAAAATGGAATTAGGAGATAGGGGATGGATATTAGAGAAGTATTATCAACATTAGAAAATCTTGATGATAAAAAAGATAAGATTGCAAAAGCAAGAACAAAGTTGGAAGAAAAAAGAAAAACAATTACTGGAGAGAAGAAGATTTCATTTGATAATATTGATTCTTTTCTTGAGGATAATGCTACTTCTTTAGAACAAATTGCTAAAATGAGTGAATCAATCGATCTTTTAGAGAAAGAGTATGATACTAATTTCTGGGAGGCAAAGGCAGCGATATTTGAATATATCTTTAAAGAGACTAAACGAAGAGCTGAAGAAAAGAAAATCTATAAACGTTACCAGAAGAAACTTAGAATAATTTTAGATGCCTACGATGAAATTCAATCACTAAAGAAAGATGTAGAAGAAATACATAAAGGAGTAGTTGGAGAAATAACTCAGGAGCATTCTCTTGCAGTATATCGGACAGAAGTAAATCCAACAAGTATCCTTCCGTTCTTAAATCCTGATGTCAGTGGGCATATGAATTTTTCTAAGGAATATCGTGAGATTAAAGAATATCTAGGTAAAGAGTAATTCATCAGAAACAAGGCTGATTTGAATATCAAGAAATTGATAGTTATATCAAAAGTGGCCTTGTTTTTAATTTCAGTAAATTAGTTTCACAAAATGAAGAAAGCATAAACTAAAATAGAGTATAGGCTTGGAAGCCATATATATCAGTAAGTTATAGAATGGAGTGAGTTTCACAGAATGTAAGATAAGAGAAACTGGGGAATAAATTAGAGAGATACTTCTTTAAATTGTTATATTGAAGAGTTGTCAAACTTAAAACAAAGATACCTGGTAAGTGGAGTGTTGAAAGGCTTTTAAGCTTTTGTCAGTTTGACAGAATGCAAGATAAGAAAATTTTAAAATTGAAGTGGAGGTACTTGACTATGTGTGAACTGAGTAACAGAGACCTGGACGGGATAGATATTGAGTTAGGACGATATAGAACGATTGCTAATAAAATTTACTTGAGAAGACAAGAGTTGATACATAACAAGAAACATGGAAATGAAACGTATATTAAATCTCAGAGTAAGAAAGTTTCAAATCCTACTGAAGATACTATAATTAGAATTGAAGAAGATTTAACCTTAAGATATCTGGAAGGTTTTAAATTAATTGTAGAAACCTTGATGGAAAATCTGATTGATACTGATCTAGTCATCTTTAAAATGAGATTTTTAGAAGCTGGTGTGACTTGGGAAGACGTGGCAGAGAAACTAAATAAAACTACTCGTTATATAAATAGTCGAAGAAAGGTAATCGCTAAAAGATTTATAGAACTGAAAGGATATTGACTCCCCCCACTTTGAAAAAAATTTTTTGAATACTTTGGGAACCGGTGAAGGGAACTTTTTCCAAGTCGGAGGCCTCCAAATAAAAAGGGGGTAAAAACTAATAGATTTAGGATGAAAGGCTTATTTTTAAGAAAAATTATAGAAAGCTTCAAATAAATTGTTACAAGGGATATATTTTAATTGGCAACCCTGAAAATAAAAAAGATTGACATCTAATTTTTAATGTTTTATAATGCATATGAAGCTATTATTAATAAATACAAAATTCTTAACTACTCATAATAAAACATATTGCTTAAAACAAAACATATTGCTTAAAACAAAACATATTGCCTAGAATAAAACATATTGCTTAGAATAAATCATATTACTAATTAAGAAACGTATTGCATATAATCAATTAAATTGTAGAGTTTTGACTAGATTAATAATAAAGGTAGCTTCGTTAGACGTATTTAATACGTGAATTTTATTCTAAGAGGTTTTAAAAATGGTCTATAATTTTTTAAAAGTAATTTCAATAGTTGGAATATTTTTTATGATATTTCTCGTCAGCATAGGAGTACCAACATCGTTAGTCTTAATATTGCTGACTTTGTACGTGCTTGCTCTTTTAGTAATTATTATAGTGATAACTATTATAGACAGTGACGATAATGACAAGTAATCATTACTGTTTATCCCTCAGAAAATTATCTGAGGGTTTTTCTTTGTGTCTTATGGCTATGCTGTGGAAGATATGCTATAATATTACCAGGTAATAAAAAAGCACGTTTGACCGTGCTAGTTTCTTGCCTGCTGAACTCATCAATATTACGCCCTTTTTAGGGCTTTTTTTGTGGACTTTTTTAGGAACTTTTAAAGAAATTAAAGAAAATATAAGGAAATATGATTTTAAAGAAAATCAGGAATATCAAGGCCTTTACTTACTAATGAAATATAAAAATCAAGCGGTAGCGGAATAACTCAAAATGTGATAAGATAGGGATATGAATCTGAAAGTGAAACAAAAAATACCATTAAAAATCAAGCGCATGGGAATTAATGGTGAG